AAAAATGGCTGCATATCTACGCCCAGGAGTCTACGTTCAGGAATCCCTGAATCCAGTAGCCCCTGTTGTTGGAGCAAATTCAACATCCGTAGCAGCGTTTATTGGCGTTAACGCCCGTGGACCTGTTACACCTACACTCGTTACTTCATGGAGCGAGTACTTAAACTATTATGGCGGTTGGGGTGCAAATAACACTCTAGCTCTTGCTGTATTCCTATTCTTTGCTAATGGTGGAAGTCAAGCATACGTTCAACGCGTAGTTGCTGGCTCTCCTACTAAGGCAACTCGTACTCTTGTTGACTCATCTGGTGATGATAACGACACATTGACAATTCAAGCCGCTAACGTTGGAACATGGGGTAGCAACATTGCTATTACTACTCAAGTTTCTCCAGGTGCCCCAGACTACTTTGATTTAATTGTTTACTATGGCGGTACTTCTGCTGGTAACAAGGTTGAAACTTTCCCAAATCTTACAATGACATCAACAGACAACCGCTATGCAATTTCTGTTATCAACTCACAGTCTAAATGGATTACTGCTATTGATGAAGCTGCTGCTTCTACTGGCGCCGAAAAAAATCCAGACACTGTAACTGGTCAATCACTTGCTTCTGGCTCTGATGGAACTACTCCAACAGCAACTAATATTGCAACTGCAGTAACAGCATTTGATGTTGTTCCTCAGTCACTTATCCTTAATGCTCCAGGCGTTACTACAGACACTGCAGTAAACCTACTTCTTGATTATGCTGAAAGTCGTGGTGACGTATTTGTTGTTGTTGACCCAGGTGCTACAACTGTAGCAGCACAACTTACTCTAGCAGAAAGCTACAACGCTACTTCTTACGGCGCGGTTTATTACCCAGCTATTACTATTAATGACCCAACTAATACAACTCCAGGAACAGTTATTGCAAATGCAAACCCTGGTGGAGCTATTGTTGGAAAATACGCATCTACAGATAAATCACGTGGCGTGTTTAAAGCTCCAGCTGGTTTAAGTGTTCGTGTAGCAGGTGCTGTATCAGTGCCTTCATTAACAAACGCTAACTTAGATGCTATGAACTCATCTGCTGCGCCAGTGAACGCAATTCGCTTTATCCCAGGTTCTGGAATTGTTATTATGGGTGCTCGCACACTTAAGGGTGGCTACTCAGATATGTACATTCCAGTGCGTCGCAGTCTTATCTATTTAGAAAAGGCTCTTGTAGAACTTACTCAATTTGCTGTCTTTGAACCAAATGATTCAGTTCTATACCGCCGAATTAACGCAACTTTAAATGGTTTCTTAACTAAGTTTTGGACAGAAGGCGGTCTTCGTGGAGCATCTGCAGAGAACGCATTTTTTGTTCTTTGTGATGAAACCAATAACACATTGGCAACTGTTGAATCAGGCCAAGTAAATATTCAGGTGGGTGTTGCTTTACAGCGTCCAGCTGAGTTTATTGTAATCAATATCGGTCAGTTCGATGGCGGCGCAACCGTCACAGTGGCGTAAGGAGCCCAATAAAAGGCAACAAATATATACCGTTTCTCGTCAATTGCGACAGACCCATTACGTAACTTTAAGTTTTATGTAGTTTTTAGCACATCACAAGGAGGAACCGCTGTAACTGATTTGACCACAGTAATTGGTGGCTTTACCAGTGTTACTGGTCTTGCTATTAATACTCAGTCAATTCCATATCGTGAAGGTGGCTACAACACCACTATTCACCAAATTCCAGGTATGACTACATTTTCTCCTGTAACTTTACAGCGTGGAACTTTGGTAGGAAATAAGCAAGGATTAAAGTGGATGCGTCGCCTATTTGCTGCGGCAACTGGCGAAGGAGTTGCTTTATCTGATGCAAATGGAAAAGACTTCCGCTGCGATGTAGATATTTACGTTATCGACCACCCTGCCAATATTGCAGATACCGATGATTTAGTAACCTATGCCAAGATGCACTTCCGCATCCATAACGCATGGATTACTACACTTCAATACTCCGACTTAAATGCTGGTGACCAAAACATTTTATTTGAACAAATGACTTTGGTACACGAAGGACTATCAGTTGGCTTTATGGCAAATGGAAAAGACTTAACCAAATCTGAAGGCGGAATTTAAACCCTACTCGTATTAATTAAAGGAGAATAAATCGTGACTGAATTAACTACTGACCCAAAGTTAGTAAATGCTGCAATAAATGAAGCACTAAAAGAAGAACCAGTAAAAATTAAGACCTTAGCCCCAACTAATAACCATGTGGACTTGCCTGGAGGGTATATCTCTCCAGGCGGTTCGCTGGCTAAATATGCAGAGGTTAAAGAGCTAACAGGATTAGACGAAGAAGCAATTGCTAAGTCTGGTTCTATTGGTAGAGCATTAAATACTATTTTGCAAAAAGGTCTAGCAAGTATTGGTGGTGAACCTGTTACTAGAGACGCGTTTGATGATTTATTATCTGCAGACCGTGATGCAATTATGATTGGTATTAGAAAAGTAACTTTTGGCGAAATTATTGACTACACAGCGGTATGCCAAAGTTGCAATTCTACTCAAGATGTAAAAATTGATTTAACTAAAGATGTGCCTGTAAAAGAACTTACTAATCCAATTGAAGACCGTAATTGGACTATAGAAGTAAAAGCGGGCTTGGTAAATGTGACTCTTCCAACTGGAGATGTACAGCGCAAGCTGATGGAAAACATTGATAAGACCAGCGCAGAAATGAACACCATACTTTTAGCAGGATGTGTTGTATCTGTAAACGGCACCACTTCTATGGGAGCGTCAACAGTATTAAAGCTAGGCATGGGAGACCGTGAAAAGCTTGTAGATGAGATTTTAGAAAAGAACCCAGGCCCACGCCTTGGGGAGGTGGTTAAAGATTGTGAGGCATGTGGAGAGGCAGTACCTACTCCGCTAAGTCTTATGTCTTTGTTTCGCTTATAGCGAATCAGATTACGAATACTTATTGGACCAATACGAAGCATTAACTCGAGCATTTTCAGGTTGGACATTGAACGATATACGCACAATGTCTTATAGAGAACGAAGTAACTGGCTTGAAAGAGCCTTGAGATATCCAACGAAGGGATAGCGTATGGTAACTAAAGACCCTAACAACACTAGCTCTTCCGTGTCTCAAAATATTTTGAACTCTACTGCCTATATGGAAAAGTTTAATGCCACCTTAGAAAAAACTTTAAAATTATCTAATGAAATTGCCAAAAGTTTAAATATTGGTGGTGCTGGTGGAGGGACTGCTGGCGGAGGTAATGCCACTGCTAATGGCGGTGGTGGAAATCTAACTACTAAAGGCAGCTTTAGTGGATTTGTGCAAGGTGTTAAATCTGTTGCATCTTTTGCTTTAGGTGCTGTAGGTGTTGCTGCTCAGGCAGCTCCTGGTTTACAAGAAACTCTTAACACTCAACTTCTTACTTCTCAAGCTAGATTTTCTGGTTTCCAAGGAAATGTAACCTCTGCTGTTCGTGGCGCAATGATGGGCGGAACAACAGATAGCCCATACGACGCTATTCAAGCAGTCTCTCAAGGAACTCAAGCTGGGTTACTTCCAGGTATGCCTGGATATAATCGAGTTTTAGGTGGAGTTGCTCAAGTATCAAACTTAACTGGAAGTATGAGTAGCGCAATGCAGGCTACTACTGCTTTAAATAGCGGTGCTTCTGTAAATAGACTTCGTATGTTTGGTATCAACGTTCGTAACGCTCAAGGTACTATGCGTAGTCCATCTGAAATTTTTAAAGATATTTATAATTTTGCTCAACAACAATCTGGTAAAAAGCTTACTAAACAAGATATTGCTATTGGTATGCAGTCTGGTAATGGTCTTGCTAACTTTATGGATTTTGTTGCTGGTGGAGATTCAACCCTTAGAGGCGCTTTACAAGGAGCTGCCCTTCAATACTCTGGTGGTGGGGATTTAAGTAAGGCTAGCTTAACTAAATCTGGTCAAATAACTGCAGCCTCAAATGCTCAAAGTGAGTTAAACGCATCTAAATTTGGTTTAACTTCTGCTGCAGCCCCTGCCATGTCAGAAGGTTTTATTGAAGGTGCTAAGTTACTTACAAAATTAAACGACGGATTTGCTAATTTAATTAAAACTTCAGATAAAGCCGCGTATGCCTTGAAACAAATTGCTAAAGCGGAAACAATTAGCGCCGACCATTTAGGTCAAGCTGGTATTGCAATGGCTGCTCTAGTAGCACAAGCTGTTGGTCAATTTGCTGGTTTTATGGCAGGTAAATTTGGCGGTGCTGGCGGAACTACAGTTGCTGGAGGCAAGGCGCCTGTTGCTGGTGCTAAACCTGGCATGGGAGTAGGGGCAAAATTAGGCTTAGGGTCAATTGCTGCAATTTTAGCTGCAATGGGATTAGATAAATTATTTGGCGATAAAGTAGGTTCCTCTACCAGAACTAGAGGTAAAGCTGCAGCTAGTATTGGCTCAAGTGCTTTAACTGGGGCGGCTCTTGGAAGCTTTATTCCAGGAGTTGGTACAGGTATTGGAGCTTTACTTGGTACTGGCTGGGGGCTTATAACTCACGGCGGAGACTTAATCTCTGGTGGTGGTGACGCATACGGAACTCAAGGCTCTGAAGCATCAAGTACTCCTGCACCAAGCACTGGGCGAGCATCAGGTTCTGTACTAGCTACTGCTGAGTCACAATTAGGTGTTCCTTATTCTTGGGGCGGTGGAAATAACCAAGGTCCTACAAGCGGTACTGGTAGAGGCGCTAAAACTGTAGGCTTTGACTGCTCTTCATTTGTTCGTTACGTAATGTCTAAATCTGGTGTTATTCTTCCTAGAACTGCTCACGAACAACAAAAATGCGGCATTAAAATTAACCCAAAAGACGCTCAACCAGGAGACTTATTATTTTGGGGAGACCCTGCTCATCACGTTGCCCTTTATGTAGGTAACGGAATTATGATTGAAGCTCCACGAACTGGTGGAAATGTTCAACGAGTCGGTGTTAACTTAGAAAATGTAACTAGCTGTTCCCGTGTTCTTAATGGTGTTACTGGAACTAGCAGCCTTCCAAACCTTAATGACCCACAAAGCACTGAAAACAAAACAGGTGGTGTTGATGGAGGTGGGATTAACGCAAACACATTAGGCGCTGGTAATAACCTTTTTGCCGCTGGAGACCTAGTTGGATATTCCCCAGAGTCAGCTATGTCTGGCGGAGCCGTATCTGGTTCTGGTCTTGGACAAGGTGCATCTACTGGTTCTGCTTATAGCTCCAACACAAACTCTTCTGCCCAACAATTTTTAGTTATCAATCAAAAAACGGGCCAATTAGAAACTCATTCCTCATCTACTCCAAATGTTGTTAACTATGGTGGTGTTACAATTACTGTAGATACTAAAGGCGCTCAAGTATCTGCTAAAGAAATTGGTAAAGCAGTCAAAGAAGAACTTAGCAAAATTGGTATATCATCAAAGGTGGTTAACAAATAATGGCTGTAAATAAACCAACTACTAGCGCTGCAGCAAACAGAAGCGCTTCTTACACTGCCACTAGATACAATACAATCACGCTGCAACTTGCAGATAAGTATGGTCACCCTGTTAATGCTGCTTCAGACCGTTTTATTCAAACTCCTGATGGCCTAGTTTACGATAAAAAATTTCCTAAACTTCCAGGTGTAAAGCCAGGTAAAAATGATGTAAACAAAAGTTATATGAGCAGTAAATTTTATACTATGCTTATAAATCGTCCTATACCAAAAGACTTTAAAGGCCTTCCAAAATTATGGGATGTTATTAAAACTCCGCCAAAAAATGTAACTAAACCAACGCCTCCGCCTCCACCAGCTGAGCCCCCAACTCCTGTCGTTATTGAGCCAGATTCAACCTATAAGTGGAACCTTCCCCCCCACACTTGGAGTCTTCCTATAGACCCAGGCGTTGTTAACTCTGAAAACTCAAAAGTAAAGCCTAATTCACACGGGTCTCGTCGTGGAAAAATATTTTTTGGACAAGGTTACGTTGGTCCAGATGTTCAAGTAACTGGAAATGCTACCGACAAAACTTTACAAGTTAAAGGCGGTAATGCTGCAAAAGCTCGTTATGGGTTTCAGTTTATGTGGAATCCTGAGACATTTAGCCAAAACACCTCAGTAAGCATGAACATTACTCCAAGTGAAACTGACGCTACATCAGGTTTAACAGGTTTTGTTGCAGCTAACTCTACTATTAGATTCACTCTAAGATTAGATAGAACAAATGACTTTGCTAGTTTTAAAGCTAATAACTTTGGTTTTGGTGTACAAAATGAAAAATCTTTTGCAAATATAGACGCTGACGTATCTTCTCTTTATAGTTATTACTCTTCTGGTGGCCCAGTATTTAGCGGAGTAGATTTTGCCGCTAATATAAACTCAAAAATTAGAGATTTATATCTATACGGAACCGCTGCAGACTTAGAGTATTTATATAGAAGTATTAATGGAGATGGTTTTAATAAATTAGGACAAGATACTTCTGAAATTGGATACTTGCGACCTACCTTAGTTCGTTTGGATTTAGGGCCTCAAAAATATTTAGGAATTATTAGCAGTGTTGACGTTACTCATCTTGCTTTTACAAGAGAAATGATACCTATTCGTACAGACGTAAGCATCTCCATAGACCTACGCGCTGGAACTGGATACACAACTTCTGGTGTTGCAGGTAGCACAGTACCAAAGGGAGCAACCACCCCATGATTTACCAAAACTCTCGTTATTACACTCAACTTATTGATTATATTTCTTTTGATGTTAACACCAGTCAATTTCCTATTGTATTCTACGAGTTTGCTACTCCTGGAACACGAAGTTGGACTGACCATGTGTATTCTCAAGGGGAACGGTTAGATGCGCTGTCTTTTAAATACTATAACCGTTCAGACCTTTGGTGGTTAATTGTAGAGCACAACCCAGAAGTATCTGACTTTACTAATATAGTCCCAGGAACTGTGCTGAGAATCCCACGTGTTTAGTTATTTAGATATAAATTTTCCTACACTTGATGTGCCTTTACATAGAGCGTATGAATACACGCATACCCATGCTAGGTACGAGCATGAATTAGCCACCATTTACTTTTTAAACTGGGCCGTCCCTTCAGATTCTGTATCTTCTGGAACTCCTATTTCCGTTATAGTAAGTGGACTACACAGTTCTAGAGAATTTAATGGCTACATACATCACATTCAGCCAGATTTATCACCAAGTAAAAACTATGTAGAAGTAACTGTGATTGGCGCCTCTTATGTCCTTAAGCAACAAGGACAAAAAGTATGGACAAATGTAACGGCAGACGCTGTTGTCGCAGATATTGCTAAGAAGCATAAGTTTTCTTACATAGCTACTCCTCATCCACGTGTTTATCCACAGATTTCTCAGGCTGGAATGTCTGATTGGGAATTATTAGTTAAATTAGCTAAGCAATCGGGTTACTCCTTTAAAGCAGACAATACAACTTTAATATTTCAACCGCTTACTCAAGACTTTACAGAGTCTCGTCAACAAGCTAACTATTATGCGTTAGGTGGATTAGAGTCTAAATCAACTGGCATTTATTCATTTAAGCCGTTAATTGGAGAATCTATTCCGTTCGCTGATGCGCAAAAAAATACAATTTCTATTGGTGGTGTGGATGGTAATACAGGGGCTGCTCATGTCAATGCAGACCAAACACCTATAAAATCAACTCGCAAAAAATCAAACCCTCCAGTATTTGACTCTTACGCCACTAAAACAGTTGCGCCTACTTTTCAAACATCTAGATATGAGGCTAAAGCAGCTATAGAAAGAACTAGATACGCATATCGTGGCGAAGTGCACTTGCCAGGAAACCCTAAACTTTTACCAGATTCTCCATTATTTTTAGATGGAGTAGGGCCTAACTATTCTGGTTTTTGGACAATTTTGTCGGTAGAGCACACAGTTGAAGAGCAAATGTTTACTACAAAAGCGGTTGTAGGAACAGACTCTTTAGGACTTGCTGCTACTTGGACTGATAACAAAACAGTATCTGCTCCTGATGAAAAAGTTACTAGAGTAATATCTCCTGGAGTACGGCAAAAAAATATTGCTCCAAAAACAACATTGAGTAAAAAGGGAACTGGAGTAAAAAAGGGGAACGCGGCTCATTTTTCTCAAGCAAAAAATATAACTAAAGTTCCAGTAAAGGGAGAAGCTAGTTATAATTGGACAGGCTCTGGAAGAAACTTAAAGACTTCAGAGGCTGTTGACCCCAGACGACCTTCGTATGTTTTGTATAAATTGGCGGCACAAAATGTCAGATAATCATGTTTTTTACGGAATTTACAGAGGAGTCTGCGTAGATAACGCAGACCCACAAAGTAAAAATAGAATTAGATTAAAAGTCCCACAAGTATTACATACTAATGTAACTAATTGGGCATCTCCTTGTTTACCTGTGGTAATTAATGGAGCACAAAATGTTACTGAGGCAAGCTCATCTAGTAATACCAGTAGTTCGGGAACGCCCGCACATACGCATGGTATGTCACATACCCACGCATTAGTTTATGAAAAGCCTAAACAAATACCAGACTTAAACCAAGGAGTGTGGGTAATGTTTGAGGGTGGAGACCCTAATTTTCCAGTATGGATAGGAGTGTATTAAATGGAAAGAGCAATAGTTTTGCCGTTTTCTATAGACGAATCGGGGTCTATATATTCTTCTAGTGACCCTAAAAAAATATGGCAGAGCCGTGTAATTGCAGCCGTTATGACTCAGTTTGGCGAACGAGTTTTTAGACCTAGATACGGGGGCACTGTTAAATCAGCTGTATTTGAAAACCCTGATGAGGCTGGCGCTATTATTCAAGGACAAGTAAGCAACATATTTGTGTCTTTTTTGCCAGAATTAAAATTGGGTAAAGTGTCTGTAGTTATGGACCCTCAATTAGGTACCCTAAACGTTACAATTTACTATGCGTTGCCCAATCAGGATAACGACGAAGTTACCTTAAGAACAGGCTATATTTCCCGTTCTGGCGATATTATTCAGGAGTACTAATGGCGTCTAACTATGTTCCTCAAGTAGACTTTACATCCCGAGATTACT